TCAATTTAAAAAAACTGCTGATAATAGTAAATTAATTAAATTAAACCCAAATTTTATTTTTACACCTATTCATGATGGTATAAAAAAATCAGTTAAATGGTTTATTACAAATTATCATTCTTGTAGAAAATAAATATTATAATAATTTTGTTTTTTTGTTTTTTTGTTTTTTTTGTTTTTTATTATTTACAAACGCAATCTTGTTCAACCATTTCTCTCACCAAATCATCAAAACTATATTTAGGTTTCCATTTTAGTTCTGTTCGGGCCTTTGTAGAATCACCTAATAATTCTTCTACTTCCGCAGGACGGAAATATCGCTCATCTACGAAAATAAGTTCTATTCCTGTTGTCAAATCATAACCTATTTCGTTTATACCTTCGCCTTTCCATTCAATTTGAAACCCTTTTAATGCAAATGCTTTTTCTATAAACTCACGAACAGAATGAAATTCATTTGTACTTAGGACATAATCTTGTGGTGTATCTGCTTGTAGCATTAACCACATTCCTTCAATATAATCTTTTGCATGACCCCAGTCACGTTTAGCATTTAAATTACCCATTACTAATTTATCACGCTCACCATTTAAAATCATATTTAGTCCTTTTGTAATTTTTCTAGTAACAAATGTAGGTCCGCGTCTTGGACTTTCATGATTAAATAAAATACCATTTACTGCAAACATATTATAAGATTCTCTATAATTTTTAGTTATCCAAAAACCATATAATTTAGCTACTCCATATGGAGATCTAGGATAGAAAGGTGTGGTTTCTTTTTGAGGCACTTCTTGTACTAAACCATATAATTCAGATGTAGATGCTTGATAAAATCTTATTTTTTCTTGAATTCCTGAACTTCGGATAGCTTCTAATAATTTTAAAACTCCTACACCATCTGCTTCTACTGAGTATTCAGGCATTTCAAAAGACACCTTAACATGACTCATGGCAGCTAAATTATAAATTTCTAAACGTTCTAATTTTTCCCCATATGTTTCCTTAATTTGATACAATAAATGTAATAAATTTGAGCCATCCGTCATATCGCCATATTTGATAATTAAATTTGGATTATAGTATAAATGGTCAATACGATGTGTGTTAATATCAGAAGAGCGTCTTACTATTCCCCAAACTTTATACTCTTTTTCTAATAAAAATTCTGCCATATAAGATCCATCTTGACCAGTTATTCCCGTGATTAGTGCGATTTTCATTTGTAAAAAATAAATATAAAAAAAATAATTATTATACTTATTGTAATTATTTTTTATAATTATTTTTTATAATTATAATAAACATAAGTTTATTAAATATATTTTTTAAATAGATAAAATATATAATTATTATGGAGTGGAAATGGACAAAATCAGAACCTTATGAAAGAAGCAAAAGACAATATAAGAATTCAAATAAAACCATAAATACACCAAAAAATAATGAAAATTGTCCCATTGATTTTGAAAAGATAATTAAAGAACAAGAAAACACAGCATATTCATCATCACTAAATTATGATGAAAATACATGGGACATTTTGAACCAAACAGTTGCAAAAAATGGTTTTCAAATATCAAATAAGAGAGAAGAAATAGACAGTAAAATGGCAGATAGGTCACTGGTTCAACAAACAAATATAAACCCGTTTTTAGAACAAAATAATTATGTAGATGATGTATTTATTAGAGATAAATTTTTGAAACCAATAAATACTACAATAGACACTACTAGTGATAATGTACATAATAATGAAAATATAAATGTAAATGAAAAATTAAATGAAAAACAATGATTGCAATAAATGCGTTTATTTTGCACTAGAAACACACATTGTATTTAATAATCTATTTACAAAATATGCTAACCATACATTAAATAATAATATAAAAGCATTCATAATAAATGTAAAATCAATTTGTTTCGGTTTATAAAACATTGCTGTTACTACACCTAGAATAGATAATAGAAATAAAATAAAAAACCAAACAGACATGAAATAAAAATAAATACAATATTCTTTATTTAACGGACCAAAATAATTACTCATAAAATTACTCATAAAATTTCCCATTATATATAATAACTTATATTTTTTTAATTTGTTCTAAAATTTATCATTTTTCATAATTATGTATAATGATATTAAAAAATAAACGACTTAAACAATTTAAGTATTTTAATAATAATGAATGCATTAGGTTATGCAACACAAAATCAGCTTTTATTAAATAACTTGTTAGAATTTTATAAAGATGAAGAAAATTTGAATAATATGTTAAAAATTGTAACAGGTGAATCTAATATTTCTTTACGAATTGTGGATTGGTTTGTTACAAATTATGCTAAAAAAAACTATACTCTATATGATATAACAACGAATACTGAAACTAGAAGATTTAAAGTATACTTTGACTATAAGTTAAAATTAAAAGCATATAGTAAAAAAAGGTTTGACCCTTTTTGTCGTTGGGATAGAATTAGTATACCGTATAAGAATAGCACATGTATGGAAACAACTATTGGTCAGCTAAATTTTTTTAAATGGGCATTAGAAAATAATGTAATAAAATACATTAAAGAAAATTATGATGCTATTGAAAAAGATATGAATAACCGTAATAGTACTTCTAAACGAAAAGAAATAATTACAGACAATTCTAAAACACGAAAGAAGAGAGAAGAATTATCTATTTCAGCTACTAAGAGCATTAAAAAAGAAGATGTAGAAATTGTTGTTACATTTCATTAAATTTTCTGTTTTATAAAATGTAAAATGTAAAAAGTATAAAATGTAAAAAGTATAAAATGTAAAAAGTATAAATATTATAAGTTATATAGATTATATAAATTATAATGGGAAATAAACAATCCATGAACAATAAAATTAATTACGAAGATATTCAATATGTAATTAAAAATCCAGAAACTTATTTATTAATTAATACTTTACACGTAAATGAACAGTCATGTTTGCTTCCAAATACTATAAATATAAATCAAGAAGAAGAACTAATAAATAAATTAATGAAAAATGGAAATAAAGAAGTAAAAATTATTATTTATGGTAAAAATTGTAATGACGACAAAATATATAAAAAATACGACCAATTATTTTCATTAGGTTTCTATAATATATACATATATGTAGGTGGAATGTTTGAATGGCTTACACTTCAAGATATTTATGGGACAACTGAATTTCCTACTACAAAAAAAGAACTTGATTTACTTAAATATAAACCTCATAAAGTAATAAATAATCATACTTTATTGGAATATTAGATATATGTATATTTTACATTAAGCTATTTTATTTATAAATCAATCATATTTTTAAGTAAATTTATATTTACTAGACATTTATTATGTAGTGTTACAGATTTATATTTTGAATAATCTGTAATAAATAAATTATCACTTCTATATTTTAATATACGCGTTTCACATAATTCTAATGCTCGTTTTACAGAATCCATATAACTTAAATTTTCTTTCATCATTCCATAAACAATACATCTATCTATATCATATGCTGACAACAAATCTGCTTCACGTACTATATGATATGCTAATTGATATTCGCCTAATTCAGGATATCCTTTCAATTTAACTGTTGAATAAGACATGGATGACACAATATTAGATACTATTTCTAAATCCGTCGTGGTCATATAATTTTGCATATAGGTTTTCATTTCATTTACACCATTTTTCTCGTTCATATATTTTTTGTCACACATATCATGTATAATGGATGATACAGATATGATTTCTTTTTGGTCTTTTAAATGAGGATTTTCTGATAACTCATAATCGTATATTTTATTCGCAAAATGAAATACCTCCATACTATGCTTCAAAGAATGTGAATCATCTATTTTATACTTTGAACTAGTATAAATGACATAATTAAAAGCAGCATTTATAACATTTGATAAAGAAATAATTTTCATTATACTATACTATAATAATAATGAAAATTGTTTAAATAATAAAAAAATATGTTTTATTGTTTTTATTTTACATTTTATATTTTTATTCAATCAATGTCATATTAGATAATTCTTTCAAATATCGTTTCGAACAAGTTTCTACTAATAATCCATTTGCATATATTCCATAATTCATATAATAATCATCATTTTCTAATGCCAAATGATAAATTGTGTAAGTTCCTTGATTTTCATATACAGAAGCACGCAGATCTGCACAAGCAGGTAGTCGGTATTTACAATCTGTTACATAAGTATTTCCATTTACTTCAATTACTTTTTGTTTTTGTTCTTCTGAAACAAAATCATTTACTAGAATAGAGTGACAACCTGTAATAATAAGAGGTTCAAATATTTCTGAATATTCTGATTGGGAACATTTATATAATTGATCTTTTATTCTTTTTTGTAAAGCATGATGATATATTTCCTTTTTACCAATGTTATTTATTGCTTTGTAATCGTGCAATAAAGTTTTTACTAAGTCACCCTTTCGTAAATCTTGAATATATTTATATCCTTTATCGGTAAGAATTTTTGTATCTTCTTTGAAACAAGGATATGGTGGTGTAACTATTATATTTATAGTTACATTTCCAGCACCGCCTCCATTTGTTTCGTTTGATACATAAAAATTACCAGTTGAATCAAAAGCCATTCCACCACCAATATAACTGTATCCACCACTTGCAAAATTATTTGTTATTAAATTTCCGTTTAAATCATATTGATTAATTTGATTAGTAGTACTAGTAAAATATAAATTGTTATTATAAAATAATATATTTTTTAATCTAACATTGTTAATAAATGTTGCATTTATTAAATCACCATTATTATCAAATTTTAATACTTGACTAAGAGTATTAGTAATATAACAATTACCATTATTATCAAATGCAATATAAGGTGAACAAACATTCAAAATACTTTGAAGTTGAGATGTTGCAGTAATAAACAAAGTATTTGTTCCATCATTGACATTAATTTTATAAACTCCAAGAAACGCATTATAAGTAGTGTATGCTACTACATAAAAATAATTTTGGTAATATGTAATACCAAAAATGGTATTTGATGATAGAATAGTGGAAAAAATGATATAAGTTCCAGTGACTGGATCTACTTTATAAACGGAACCACTATTAATCGCCGTTAGATATAAATAATTATTATAATAAGTAATACATGTATTATTAAACCCACTAGAACCACCAAAAGTTGTTAATATGCTTGCATTAGAACCTGAACTAGTTATTTTAATTACGTTTGAATCAAGATTACCAAAATTAGTAGCAAATAAAGTACCATCAGCACCAAAAACAATAGAGCTAACTTGTGTTAATAAAGGACTATTGCAGAATACACTTTCAGACATTTTATATATTAGTTATAATATATTTCTAATTTATTTACAATTTATATTTTTCAATATTTAATTGTGTATATATTTAACATGTTATAACATATACTCCATAGATGAAGGAATGAATATTTTGTATCCAATTATTTAACTCATCTTTATTTTCATATATATCTACATTTCCATTTAATATCATTTGTTTCTTACATATACAATTTGGATTTTTTAAATTCATCATTTCTTCATGATATTTGCTACATTTTTTTAAATATTCTAATGGAATATTACTCTCTCCATCTCTTGATCTTTTTAAAATACGTTTATGACATATTTCAGGATTCGTTTTAACATAAATCGTTTTATGAATAGGATAATCTTTTACAAATGTTTCAAACCATTTTAAATATATTTTATAATTTTCTAATGTAATGTCATCTGCGTCAAACAACATTTTAGCGAAAACCATTCTATCTGTATATAAACATCTTTCCGTAACAATAATAGAATTTGGATTATTTTCAATAGTTTCTTTTAAAAGCTTTAATCTGGATATAAATGCCATCATTTGAAATGCAAAAGAATGCGTTTTTTGGTCTGCGTAAAACAGTTCAAGCATAGTAGTACCATTTATATCTGTAATACTTTCCCAATCATCCACTGGCTCACGCAGAAAGATTATATTACTATTATTTTCATATTTTTTTTGTAAATTTGCTAATAAAGTGGATTTACCAGAGCCAATATTTCCTTCAATAGAAATAATTTGTATATTTTGTTTTTCTGTTTCTGTTTTTTTCTGGTTTTGTTTATCTTTATGTTTTTCAGAAAATATATTAGATAATGTATTAATAAAATATCCAAAACATAAACATACGTAAGAAATACACATTATAATAGTAATTTTATAAAATATATCATCATGGTTTTGGTTTGTATACGAAGTCATTTTGCAACTACCATGTGTTGCTCTTGCAATTACGATTTTTAATATAAGAAAGATATATGTGTAAATGGTCATTTTCATTCTTTATGAATAAATTGGTATAGTATGTTGTATCATTATTTGTATTTTTTTCATTTCAATTTAAAAAAAAAATGAATAGAATTAATACAAATATTATATTACAAAATAACATAAAATACTAATCATGGATTTAAATCAACGTAAACTAAACAAATCAGAATGGAACTCTATTGAGATTCCAGTATCTGAAACGGAACAAAATATTTTACAATTAATTATAAAAGGTAATAAAGATGTAAATATAAAGATCAATCATAATAGCTCGCTATTTTCGTTTTTGAAAATAGAATATAGTGAGAAAATGGAAAATTATTTATATATTAAATATTTATATGAAAAATGTAATAAAATACAAGAGCAAATAAAAACGATTCATAAAGATTATGTAACTATAAAAGTAGACCCAAATGTAAAGATAAATTCAGCAGATAAAATTAGATTAGAAAGAAATGATGAGAGTAAATTACAAAATAAGGAATTGTATGAATATGTATTACTTGGGCACGCAGATAAATTTCTATACTATAAAATAAAATTACTATCAAAAGAAAAAGAAAAAGAAAAGATGGATTCAAAGAAAAAAGAGAAAATGAAACAATCATTATATCATTATTACACCCTATTCAAATTGCTAAAAAATAATATATCTTATGTAAATCGTCATGTTTTATATATTTGTAATAAAATAATTAGCTTATTTGAAGATGATATTGATATTTCATTAATCATTGAATATGCAGACGAATTTATTGAAAAGAATAAAAGTTTGTTGCAATATAGCGATTTATCCCTTTATGAACACCAAAAAGAAATTATCACTATTAGTAAAAATCCAGATCCTAAGCTTGTTTTATATATGGCTCCCACAGGCACAGGGAAAACGCTTACACCGATTGCCCTTTCAGAAACACATAAAATAATATTTCTCTGTGCAGCTAGACACGTTGGATTAGCATTAGCACGTGCGGCAATTTCCATTGGTAAAAAAATTGCTTTCGCATTTGGTTGCGAATCAGCGGATGATATTCGTTTACATTATTTTGCAGCCAAAGAATATAGTAAAAATAAACGCACTGGTGGAATTGGTAAAGTAGATAATAGTATTGGCGATAACGTAGAAATAATGATTTGTGATATTAAATCTTATTTACCGGCAATGTATTATATGTTGGCATTTAATAAAGATGATAATGATGAAACTAGATTGGATAATTTAATTGTTTATTGGGACGAACCAACCATTACCCTAGATTATCAAAATCATGAATTTCATCCCATTATTAAAAAAAACTGGACTGAAAATTTAATCCCTAATGTAGTGTTATCGTCTGCTACATTACCAAAATTACACGAATTAACTGAAACAATTGCAGATTTTCAAAATAGATTTCCGAATTCGTCTACTTATAATATCGTTAGTCATGATTGTAAAAAAACAATTCCTATTATAAATACAGAGGGATATGTAGTACTTCCACATTATTTATCTGAAAATTACGATGATGTTGTAAAAATAGCAAAACATTGCGAGAATTATTTGACTCTAATGAGATATTTTGATTTAAAAGAAATTGTAGAATTCGTTACTTTTGTAAATAAAAATAATTATTCTAATACGAAAATGAAATTAATGAGGCATTTTGAGTCATTGGAAGATGTAAACATGCAAAGTATAAAATTATATTATATTAAAATGTTACAAAATATAATTCAAGGTACATGGGGAGCCATTTATACTAATTTTAAAGTTTTACGTAGACAAAAAATAGAAAATAATGCAACTGTGGATATAAGTGGTAACAAAATTATAAAATCACAAAGTATTGGTCCTGGGGTCAATATTAATTCTAATAAACCATTACCTGGCTCATTATTAGCAGAATCAAAATTAGCAGGATCAAAATTAGCAGGGTCATCATTAACACGTTTATCTAGTGAGCAAAACACGTCAACGTCTATGAATAGTACAACAAAAGGAACTAGCGGTGTATACGTTACTACAAAAGATGCATATACATTAACAGATGGTCCAACTATTTTCATTACCAACGAAGTAGAAAAAATAGCCAAATTTTGTATTCAGCAGGCGAATATTCCGTCCGTAGTAATGGATGATATTCTTAAAAAGATTGAATTTAATAATGTATTAAATGAGAAAATTCAAGCCATAGAGACAGAAATAGATTATATTAAAGAACAGTCAGAAGAAAAAGTAAAAAATTCTTCTTCTGGAAGAATCAAGTCTTCAACCAAAGATGTGAAGAAATTAAATAAATTTAGTCCTGACGATTTGGAAGACCATAATTCAAAAATGAATAAATTCTCAAAATTGGATAATGAGTTGAAATCATTAAGATCTTTGATTAAAAGTGCTAGATTAAATGATACATTTGTTCCAAATAAACATAATCACATTAAAAAATGGGCAGAAGCAATGAATCCTGTAAATGCTTTTACATGCGATATTGAGGATAATATTGTAAATGAAATTATGCTTCTAAATGGTATTTCTGATTCATGGAAAGTATTATTAATGATGGGGATAGGTGTTTTTATAAATCATCCAAATATTCAATATACCGAAATCATGAAAAAAATGGCTGATGAACAAAAATTATATATGATTATAGCTAGTAGTGATTATATTTATGGAACAAACTATCAGTTTTGTCATGGTTATTTGAGCAAAGATTTAAATTTAACACAGGAAAAAATTATTCAAGCTATGGGACGTATTGGTAGAAATAATATTCAGCAGAATTTTACCATTCGTTTTAGAGATGATATGCAAATAATGAAATTGTTTACAAATGAAACAGATAAGCCTGAAATAATGAATATGAATATATTGTTTAATTCTAATAATGTTTTATGGAATGGTTCTGTTTACGAAACTGTTCCAGCAATGTAATTGCTCTACTCATTTCCTTTTCATTTTATATTATAATATACTTTCAGATTCGTATTTTGTTTTAATTTTTTCATTTAAACTTACGAGCTGATCTTGTAAATCGTATTCTTTTGGTAATACCATTTTAACATTCAACCTTTTTCCATCCATCCTTTTTTCAAATACTAAATGTGGTTTCTCTCTTGAAATAATCAAAGAAACATATTTTGGAAGCATTATTTCATTTTTCACTGGATAAATTTCATTTTCTAAATCATCTACTATTTTATTAGCTGCTAATAATTTATCTTTTAATGATATTTTTTCTGATTTACTAGTGAACCAATGTTTATCTAATTTTGGATGTTTTTCTACCTTAAAGTATTCTCTTTGCTTAGTGTGTTCTTTATCTAACCATTCTTGATAATATACTACATATTTATTCATCATACACTGTGTTATTCCTTCTGGTAAATCTTTTGCATTATGTTTTCTCTCTCTTTTTGTCCCTATTTTGATTCCTGTCGTATTTTGTTCTTGTTCTTTTCTTGTAGCTATTCTTAAATTTTCTAATGTATTATTTAATGGATTTTGGTCAATATGGTCAACACTTGCATTTAATGTACCTTTTCCATTACCATAACAATTCATAATGATTTGATGAATATATAAATTTAAACTACTACTTATGTATCCATTTGCACAAACAAAAAATGTTATTTTTTTATTTTTATTATTTGTTTTTTCAAAATCTAATATTTTTTGATAGCTTTCTTTACATAATTTACAAATGGTATCTTTTTCACAATACATTAGTAAATATTCTTTTCCACTTTCATCAATTTTCCATAATGGATTTTTCATTATATTAGCATCTTGACCAATGCTTAAATAATGACCTGGTACATAGTCAATTACATTATACTTTTCTATCATTTTTTTATGATTTATATGAAATGTTTTCACATTACATTTTCTTAAATCATATTTATTTTTATTTAAAAATTCATAAAATACGGTTTCTTTGTTATAATTAAATATAAAATCTAAATAATTAAATCGTTTATAGTTGCAAAAATACGATGGATAATCATCATCTTCTTTTATAAATGTAAAAGGTTTATTAAAATTTATAATTCGGTCTTTATCTTTTATATCTAATAAGTAAGTTTTTTTATTGTATTCTATAATACCACAAAATAGTTCTTCATTTGTTGAATATTTGGGTTTGTCTATTTTACCTTTTTTAAAATCGGATGAAGATATTTCACAATTTTCCATATTATATATAATATAATATAGATTTATTTAAGTAGTTTAAAAAATAATATATAAATACACCAAAAAACAAAACCCATTCCGCTCAGTTGGAATATGCCAACCCACCCATCCCGGACATAATTCTCAAAACGTTATAATTGGTAGCATAAACACGGACTTTGGCGGTTTTGGTTCCCTCAACCGTAGCGTTTGAAAGAACAAGTTGGAGTGTAGCGTTATCAATTCGCGAGAAGTTACATGTTCCACTTGGTTGGTGTTCCTCAGGACGAAGAGCAAAACTGTATACGTTAATACCTTCATCAGGGCAACGTGTGTGAGACTGGTAAGGTTGAACCCAAGAGAAGTAAGATCCTTCACGCTCAGAGAAGCGGTCTTGTCCGTTCAATTGGAGCTTAGCAGTGACAACAGGGTTCAAACCCCAACAATGCATATCAAGAGAAGTCTCAGAAAGGACGAATGTACCAGCATCAGAAACGCCAGAGTTATCAAGATTGCTTCCACTTGATTGAAGGGATTGAAGAACAGTATCAGAAATACCGGTTCCGTTCAAAGTGACACCTGGACCACCAAGGTTGGGTTCATTATAAGGATTGGAAGGTCCGTGCCAGTATCCAGTAAATCCAGCATCAGGAATGTAATCAAGAGCACCTGCATCCTGGAAAAGTCCACGTGCATCAATATAAGCACGCGAATCAGCAGCAATTGACTGAGGACCACCAAAAGCATGAACAGCATTAGGAAGAGCATCAATTGCATCAGTGTAGTTGAAAGGTTGTGCACCTAGAACTTTGAACAAAAGAGCATCGCATGTCAAAGATGAACAGTAATCAACGTTCTGATCAGGCTGGATAACCCAAATCAATTCTTTAACTGGGTGGTTAAAGTTGAGTTTAATTTTGTTACTAGAAGAACCAACAGATTCATCACCAGTGAATTGAAGCTGTGTAATCAAATACTCATGAGGATTCTGTGCCATTCTTCGGCGCTCGTCGGTATCAAGGAAAACATAGTCAACATAAAGTGAAGCAGCAACCAAAGACTGGTTGTAAGCGATAGTTGCAGGAACAGGTCGTCCAACAGAGTATTGTCCACTTGCACCTGCATATGGATTTGTGTTACAGTTCAAAGTGGTAACTGCCCACAAACACTCATCAATAGGACGAATATCCAAGTTAATTTTAACTTCGTGATATTGAAGAGCAATCAAAGGAAGAGCTAGACCAGGATTGGTACAAAACCAGAATTGAAGAGGAACGTAAAGTGTTGTTTCAGGAAGTGCGTTACGAGGAGCACAAACTTGTCTTGGTGCCAAAGAGTCACAAGGACTTTCAACATCAGAGAAAGAAGGATCGGTAATAAAGGTAAGCTGAGTAGTGTTTCCAATCATTTTAAAGTAACCTCTCAATTGCTCAGAGGTCATTGTCAATTGATTCCAGATGTGCATCCAGTCACCATATTGACGATCAATTCGCTGACCTCCAATTTCAACCTCAACCTGAGCAACCAATTGCTCACCAGGAAAGTCCAACCAACGAGCATAAACACCAGTGTTTTCGCCTGTTGTGTAGTTTCCAAGACCCATAAGTTGGTTAATCTCGGGAAGTGTAACTTGAAGATATGTACGGTAAGCCAAGTCTCCGTTTCGGCTAATAGTACATTGGACACGACGACCGAAATCAGCTTGTCCATTAAAAGTTTGTTCAATTGACTCAATTGCAAAGTTTGTGTATCTACGATAGGTAACTTTCCAAAAAGTAATCTGTGGGTTTCCAGTAAGGTACACGTCTTGTGCACCATAGGCTACTAATTGCATTAATCCACCTCCCATTTTATATTATTGCTAAAGAAAAAAAAATAAAATTTTAATTTAATTAAATATTAAATAAATTAATTAAATTAATTAAATTAATTAAATTAAACAATTGAAATTTAAAGTTTAAATTATATTGTACAAAAATAATTAGTCAAAAATTTTATTTATATCCAAATTAGATTTCATAAATTTAACTAAATAATTGTCATGTAATACTTCTTTTTTATTTTCGTTTTTTTTTGTAAAAATGTAAGACTCGTCTGTCCTTTTAATGGACCACCCATCTTCTAGTGCATTATATAGTAATACCATCTTCTGAAATTTAATGGCGTCTATTTTTAGGTTATCTTCTAAATTTTTTAAAGAATCTAAATTTATTTTTATATCCATTTTACTTAATGTTAGAAAAACAAAAAACTATTTTAACTTGTTATTTTTTGTTTTCAAAATATAAAAATATTACAATCACATAAAGCTATTAACAAATTTAAACAATGTTAAAAATTTACAAATAAACAATAAATTTTTAAATAATTATACATTTTAAATGATTATACATTTTAAATGATTATACATTTTTAATAATTATATATTTTATAATAATTATATATTTTATAATAATTATAAATTAAATATATTTTAATTAATTAAATAAATGTCAGGGTTTAAACCAAAGCCTAATACAAAAATAAAGTGCAATAAAAAAAGTTGCATTACACTTGATAACAAACATAAAGAGTTTTTAAATGAATTTTTAAAAGATGAAATAGATAATATACCAAAATTAAAATTAGAAAAAAAAACTTTAAAAGATAAAATAAATAATGCTCTTGAAAAAGAAAAATTAACAATTGATCAACAACTAGAAATTCAAGATCGCATAAATATTCTAAATACTAATATAAAAAATTTGAAAGACAAAAAAAAAGAATATTATCTAAATAATTCTAAATACATTTTTGATTATTTTGAAAATAAAAAAAACATTTCTAATATTAAAAACAATAATAATTTAAATAAAAACAAAATGGTAAATCAATTTTTTAATATTAAAAATGATGAAAATGAAAACGATATGCAAGAAACCAACAATAATAATATTGTTCAAAAATATTTAAATAACATAGATGATAATTTTTTTGACATGAAGACTTATGTGTACCCATCAGATATTTGTAATTATTGTTATAATGGAGAACTGATACCATTAGAAGACGAAGGAATTTTAATTTGTAATTCTTGTTCACGAAATATACCTTATTTAATTGAAAATGAAAAACCATCCTTTAAAGAACCGCCCAAAGAAGTATGTTTTTATGCATATAAAAGAATTAATCATTTTAAAGAAATATTATCTCAATTTCAAGGAAAAGAAACTACACAAATTCCGCCAGAAGTAATTGAAAATATTAAATTGCAAATTAAAAAAGAACGTATTGACTTATCTAAAATTACAAACAATAGAATCAAAGAAATATTAAAAAAATTAGGATATAATAAATATTATGAACATATCCAATTTATTAAAGACAAACTAGGAATCAAACCACCTATTATGTCTCAGGAATTAGAAGAAACTCTTTGTAATTTATTTATGGAAATACAAGCACCTTATTCCAAATTTTGTCCTGATGATCGTGTTAATTTTTTGAATTATTATTACACCGCTTATAAATTATGTGAATTGTTAGGAAAAACGCAGTATTTAGAACATTTTCCAATGCTAAAAGATCGTGACAAGCGAATAGAACAAGATAATATTTGGAAAAAAATATGTCAAGAATTAGATTGGGAATTTATCCCTACAATATAATTTTTATTATGCCTTATATGGAAATAATTTTAGTAAATTAGTGTTATAAATAGAGTAATTTGGATCATAACAGTTAGAACCTATGCCGGTTCCATAGAGGTTCCCTCCTTTTCTTTTCCTAGATTGTTTATTATTTATACTTTTTGATTTTCTTAATATTCGTTTTTTTAAACTTCTTCTGTTTCTACTCTTTCTGTTTATAGAGTGTATATTTTTGGATAATATTTTTTTATGCATTTGTATAATAATATATGTATATAAATATTTATTATTATAATATTTTTCTAAATTTTTAGATTTGTCTTTCTTTCTAACTTAAAATTATAACTTAAAATCCACCAGGAAATTTCACCAAGTTAGCTCCTATACCAAATCCTGCACCAGATCTTGCTGTACTACCCATTGTTGGAATATATGTATCCAAAATGCTAAATGTTGCAGCAGCTGTTAATGCAAGAAGGACAATTTCTTCAACATTTAAAGAACGTTTAGGGATTGCAAAAGCAGCAATAGCTACCATTAAACCTTCCACAAGATACTTAATGATTCGTTTAACTAGTTCACCTATGTTTATCAAATTGTTCATTATAATAAATAAAAAGAAAAAAATATTAATTATAGTAAAAAAACTTAAATATAAATAAAGTAATAATAAAATGAAAAACAATATTGTTGAACAAGTTGAAAAAAAAGGTTTTGAAAGAAAGGTAAAGGATAGTAAAAAAAACCCTAAATATGTTGATTTATTAGAAGAAGATAAACCAATTGCTGGTCAAAAATTTGCTTGCATATCTTTTATTTCCCCAGAAAAAATTTTAAAGCAAAAAGAGATGTATTTTTTTGAAGAATTTGTTAAAAAATGGGAACTAAGTAAATCCATGGAAAAATTTGTACAATTTTTAAATTTTATTTCTTATAAATACAATATGTCATTTGATGACATATCCAATGATTTAAAAGATTTTGTAAAGGAAGAAAAAGAAACTATTTCTAAATCTTCTTTTCAGGATGACTATAAAACATTTATAGATAATAATGAAGAAGAATTAGAAAAATCATTTAATATGGCAAATAATTTTCAGACAAATACAAGAGGAATAAAAATACGTGGTGCATATCCTAGCATTGAAGAAGCAGAATTACGTGCTAAGGTGTTGAGAGAATCGGACCCATCTCATGATGTTTTTGTAGGACCAGTTGGATTATGGATGCCTTGGGACCCAGAAGCATATAAAACAGGTCGTGTAGAATATATGGAAGAAGAATTAAATCAATTAATGAGTGAAAAACAGAAAAATGAGCTAAATGCTAAAACTTCATTTGAACAACGTTTAAAAGAAACAAAACAATCTGCAATTGAAGAAAATATTAAGAAGGCAGAAAAATCAGGAAATGTGTTAACTCAGTCTATTGATGAACAAGGTAACTTAATTGGTGTAAGTAATACTACACAGGAAGTATCACTCGGTGAAAAAGATGTTATTTCATCTGCGGATGTATGTAAAGAATTATTTGAAGGTGAAAATATTGTAGTTGGTAAAAAATAATTTTGTTTATAACTACATTCTACAATAGATAAAAATACAAATAAAAAATTATTTGTATTTTTAATTTTTTTGTTAAATTAAAATCATGAAAATCAAAAATCTTTTAATATTTTTTTACAAAACATGTAATAATAAAATAAAGAATGTAACCATGATTCGTTTATTTCGCATTTACCTAATGCATAAGAATTAAAGACATATTTACAAGCTTCATAACATTTTTCATAATACGCATTTTCAAAACTTCTTTTAATAAAGTTATAAATAGGAGCGTCACCATTATCATAAATATATTTATAATTAGTAATCATTTGCTGGTAATCACCGTAATAATGTTCAAATAAGTTAGGATTTTCAAAATAAACAGGACTAAATAATTGTTCATCTGCATGACCATAACCTAATCCCAAATATTTTAAAAATTTGTTTTCTATTAAATCACAAACTTTATACATATATTCTTTATTACCTGTAAAAAAACCACTACACATACTACATCTTCCCCATTTAAAATATTCAGATTTATTATTTATTAAACTTTCAGGTATATAGTCAATATAACAAGTTGAAAACTTTTCCCTATTTACAGCCAATCCTTCTGGTAATCTTACTAAATTTTTAAATCCCATTCTCTCAATACAAAAATTAATCCAACAAAAGTGTGTTGAATTAAATGGATTTATTTTTGTCATTTCTTTTAACATAATATATCTTGACATACAAAACAAATAATAACTAGCAGTATTTCTATTATCAAAATGATATGGATTGTTTTTTCTATTATTAATAATCATATTTCTATAATCACCAAATTTTTCATTTAATAAATTATTCCCTTTTTCAAATCTAAATTCGTCAAACTCACGTACAACATAATGCGTTTTATTTTCTAAATATATTGGTCTTATTTTTTTTATAAATGGAAGACTATCTTTATCACAATAAATAACCAAATTATAAGGCAATGATAAAGTAGATAACGCATGACTTAAATAATAATTTTGATCCCTTTTATTTATTTCTTCACTTGCATCTGAACATTTTGTAAGATTAAAATATGCAGTTACTAATGTCCAATTTGAAATATCATATTTATCAAAGGAAATATCTTTATTAAAAGTAATAATTCCTGTTCCTGACCAATGGCCAATATCTGTTAAATCATAACGATATTGGTCTTCTATTTTATACCAAAAATTGTCTCTCATTTCTTTAAAATACCATACATCATCGCAGATAATAAATCCATCATAATTTATTTCTTTTAAAAACCCTATAAAAGAATTTTCCATAAATCCATTATGAGGGTCTACATCTAAAAATATAAATGGACATGAAAGAATTAATTCACTCCACTTATTAAATGTTTCTTTATCAAATAAGTCATCATTCATAAATTTAATATTTTCAATATTTTTGATATTTGGTCTCACTTTATCTACTATATCAAAACTATATATAGTATTTGTTTTATTATAAGATAATGATAATGCAGAATGCCCTAAATGTGTTCTGATGTCTATGATATTGGAATTATTAAATAAATTGGAAAAATAAGATAATAATTTATAATGTTCTTTTCCAGGTGTTGAATAAAAATCAATATCTTTTTCATCATAAACAATATCCTTATATTTATCATTGAAATCAAGACTATTCAAGTCATTTAATGTAATAGAATACTTCATTATTTAAATAATAAATAAAAATCTTTTTAAGTAATTTATTATTTAAGCAATATAAAAACAAACTATATATTATATAAAAATGTCACATAATATAGATAAAATCATTTATATCAACTTAGAAAAACGCCCTGACCGAAGAAATGAAATAGAAACAGAATTAACTAATTTTGGCTTAGTAGGAGAAAGATTTGAAGCAATAGATAATCCTCATTGTGGTATTGGTTGTATGAAATCACATTTAAGTGTTTTAAAATTAGCCAAATTAAACGGTTATAAAAATATACTTATTTTAGAAGATGATTTTATGTTTACTGTTTCAAAAGAATCATTTGAAAACAGTTTATCAAAGTTTTTTGAATTAAAACCAAATTTTGATGTCTGTATGTTGTCATATGCCTTATTAAAATGTGAAGAAACAGAAGAAGATTCTATTCGCAAAGTTACAAGTGCACAAACAACATCAGGATATATAGTAAATCATCACTATTATGATAAATTAATTCAATTGTATGAATGGGCATCTCCTTTACTTGAACAAACAGGGCAACATTGGATTTACGCAAATGATCAAATTTGGAAACAGTTACAAGAAAAAGATAATTGGTATTTATTTACAGAGCGAATTGGAAAACAACGACCTGGTTATAATAATAATGGTGGTGGAACAAGTCAAATTGTTGATTATGGATGTTAAGTTACGTATTTTTTACCATTTATTTGCTTTTTTTCACACTTTTTTTTCTAAATAATACTATAATAATAATCATTTATTATCTTTTTATTTTTTACAAACCTACTCATTTTAGACGCAGAAATATTTTCTGATTCTGCTGCTTTCAAGATACTTTCCCATGTCCCTAGTAATAAGTTTGTATTTTGTTCTCTCTTATAAACTTTTTTACCTGTTGATATAATTTTAGGCTTGTATTCATTTTGTTTTAATGATATTCTATAATTGAATAAAATTAAAAAAATTGAATATAAAAATTATTCATAATACAATTTAAAAAATCGTAAAATGGACCAATTTACGAAAGATTTAGATGATTTAGTTTTACATTTAAAGTGCAAGAAAGGAAAGTTGGTAGCCAACTTGGAAAAAAACTACAAGGAAAATTTGCATTACATAAAACGAAAAACGATACCTAATATTAAACAATATGGTGGACAAAATAAAATAATATATCTTCTAACAGGATCTGCTTTTGACATGTTGAAAAATTCATATAATTTACGAAACCGATATATTGTCGAACTAAGCGATACAGTGAAATGCATTAATATCGGAATGTGTATCGAAAATCAGACAATTGGATTCATTGAAAATGTATTTAAAGGGGTTATCGTGTGCAAAAGACAATTTCCAATGGGAAAATATAAAATTGATTTATATTTTCCAGATTATCGTTTGGCAGTTGAATGTGATGAAAACAACCACGTAGACCGTGACCCAGTATTGGAAAAAATAAGAGAAGACTATATTCTTTCGCATGTTATTAAGTTAATCCGATACAATCCGAATACATCACATTTTGACCTATCAGACGTAATTCGTGAAATAAATAAATTCCTCTTTTCATTTAAGTAGTTTATCTTGCTTTTAAAATTGGAAAGCAAGATTTATAAAAGCTAAATTTATCTTGCTTTTAAAATTAAAAAGCAAGATTTATAAAAGCAAGACTACCATTTATTTGCTTTTTTCACACTAATTTTCTGTCCAGCACCACGTTTCTTCACAGAATTAGGGTCATATTTTTCATCTTCGTCATCTGAATTAATTCCCTTAGATAATTCCCAAAATTCTTTGGAACCTAACTTAAAATCGTTATGATTATCGGCTTTATACCAAAACACTTGGTCGTGTAATTTGTTTGATTTAGAATTATTATTTATAACCAAACACTCATAATTTTCGGTACATTGATCCATGACCTGACAAAAGGACTCAAATGTGGGAAACATTCCAGCATAATTTTCATATATTCTTTTTCTATTGGCAATATAATTCTCTCTTAAAATAAAAACATAATCTATATTTGTTCTTAGCATTGGTGGTATGCCTAACGGATATTGCATTGTGATGACTAACATGACCTTCCAATGCCTCCCGTTCATAAATAATAAACGCATCATTTTATCCCGTGTCCATGCACCGTCATATAAACAATCATCTAGAATAACAAATGCTCTTGGGTCAATTGTACTACGTTTATAAGTTTCCATTTCCTTTTTTATTTGCTTTAATACATTACGTTGTCGTTTTAATACATTTTCAATAATAGCCGTATTATATTCATTATGAACAAATAATTTGGGGATCATTTTTGCATAAAATCCGTTTCCTTCTTCTGTTCCTGATATAACTGTCCCAATAGGTATGTCTTGATGATAATAAAGTAAATCTCTAACTAAAAAACTTTTACCGGTATCACGTTTCCCAATTAGAACTACAACTGGACCTTTGTTTTCTGTTGATTTAAAACTAATACTTTTCATATCAAATTTTTTTAGTTCTAATGTCATTTTATATTATTCTATTTAGAAATAAATTTATATTTATACGAATAACCATTTTATTGTTTTGTTGTTTTTGTTTTATTTATATTTAGAAAAGATACAAATAAAAGGTATAGAAAAACATAAAAATATATTTGATAATAAGATAGATATTTGTTATAATAAGTTAAAAACACCTATTATTTATATATTATTTACCTAATATGATGATTCCTATTCATTACCAAAAAAGGAAAAATGAAGAACTTTTTAAAAGTTTTGAAGGACCTGTAAGCTTGG